GATAAGTACATAAAAATCATTAATAATATTAGTGATAAGTATTTTTTAGATATGAACCCAAGGATTGCAGTATTTGAAAGAGAAAAACTTGGAGATGGAATTATTGAATTTGGAGAAAATTCATATAGAGGGGATCATTATAGTTACTACTTACTAGATGCAATTAATCAATATCACAAGGGGATTTAATAATGAATAGAACATACGAAGAATGTAAAGAATTCGCTAGGTCGAATGGAGTAGATTTAGATCGTGAGATCGCAATCGAAAATCTACTCAAGGGTAGACTTGATACATTTATGGAAGAATTAGATACAGAAGATGTGCAAGTTGTTTTTAACTTAATGGATAAAGTTTTAGATAAAGGAGAAAAACTATGAACTTAACCAAAGATTTATTAAGAAGAATAAGAACTAAAATTCAAGGTGAATTGAGTAAAGTTGAAGAGGAACTAAACATTACTCTCACCTTGGGGAATTGCAGTTATTCAAGTAATAGAGCAAAGTTTCAACTTGAGTTACTTACTGCGAATGGCAAATCTAAAGAGCAAGAAGATTTAGAAGATATGGCACAATATCTTAATCTTGATTTAGATAAAATTGGAGAATGGAGTGGAGATTCATACAAATTATGGGGATACAAATCTAGAGCAAGAAAGAATCCTTTCATTATTGAAGATGTAAAAACTCAAAAAAGATATGTGATTAGTGAACCTCATGCAGTAAGACTTTTCCAAAAAGAAAAGCCAAAAGTTGGAGAACTTACTCTAGTACAATAGTCAAAGTTAGGCATGAGTAATCGTGCCTAATCTTGAACATTGTCAATATGAAAGGGGAAATATTATGGACAAAAATAAAATACCAACTCATGTCATACACAAAGTGAGAAAACTTGTGGACGATTTGTTTTGGGAATATGATCGATTGTCATCTAGTGGAAAAGCACAACTAGATGAGATCGCAGTACATTTAAACTTACCAACACAAGCAGAAATACAAGAGATCATTGAGGAAAAAGGTGCATATAATTATTTAAAGGGAGAAATAAATGAAAAGTGAAAGCAGAAAAACATATGAGAACGCACAAATGGAATGGGAACATAAATACTATTCTCAATTAGTAGGATACACTATCGATAGTTTTTACTTCGAAGTTGATGATGTAGACGAGGGTTACGATAGTAGATTTCCAACATTTATTTTAACTAAGAAAGGTAGAGATGAAAAACAATTTAGATATCCAACTTTAAAGGTGCAAGTTTCTCAAGATGAAGAGGGCAATGGAAGTGGGTTTTTATTTATATCAGATAAAAAGGTGAAATCATGAGTGGTTTTAGTGATGTAACAAATTGTCCCAATTGTGATGAGGAAATGTTTATAAGTGAAGAGAGCAGACCTTTTCATGCAGTAAGTGGAGATTGTCCTCATTGTGGATTTTATTATCATACTCAAGCAGAACAGATGAGTTTGTTTGAACTTAATGATTTAAGAGAGAGTCATGATCTCAAGGCATTAAAAAACAGACCCACTATCGAGGGTTGGTTAAATGGTTATCTCAGACCAACCTTCTATGAAAATAATTTGTTTAAAAATGCAGAGAAGACCAATGATAATACTCTATGGTTTGAACATAAAGATTATAGCATTCGCATAGAACAATCAGAAGAGACTGATCAAAATCTTCATATCTATGTTTACGATACAGAAAACATGGAACAAGGTGGAGATTGGATAGATAGATTAATCATTGAAAAAGGGAGAATATAATGAACTTAATCAAATTAGAAAAAGTAATTGCAGAATACAAAATCATAGACAAATTTCAAGATGGTTTAGTAGATGGATTGATATATGGCAGAAGAGATGAAGATCAATCTCATCACTATTACAATCGAGGTTATGACTTTGGTTTAACTTTGTATGGCAAATTAAATAAATATTTAGAAGATAATAATATAAGGGTGAGCAGAGATGAAACACTTAAATAAAACTCATGTTGATTTATGTAGTGGCATTGGTGGATTTGCACTTGGTCTAGATGAGGGTGCAAAACTATCTAAACCCATATTGTTTTGTGATACTGAAGAGTATTGCCAAAAGGTTCTATCGAAGAACTTTCCAAACGTACCAATCTATAATGATGTAAAGGAGATTGCAGATGACCCAAAAAGATTTATTCCAAGAAAAGTCGATATCCTCACAAGTGGATACCCATGCCAACCATTCTCAGTTAGTGGCAAAAGGAAAGGTGAAGAAGACGAAAGGCACATTTTTCCGTTCATTCACAGAATTGTTGAACAAACAAGACCCACTTTTGTCATTTACGAAAATGTTTATGGACACCTCTCATTGGGATTGGACGAGGTTCTCTTTGCAATGGAAAGCATCAACTACCATACGAGGACATTTGTATTTCCGTCTTCATCAATCGGTGCTTGGCACAAACGAGACAGATTGTGGATCGTCTGCAAATCTCTTTGCGACACCCAACACAATGGATCATCTTCCACCACGAAGTCCACAAGCAACGAAGAAAATGCAAGAGGGACACAGAAAGGGACGAAAGAGACCAAGCAACTTGAGGGAACAAGTAGATCCATTGACAATGAGTATGTATCCAACTCCAACGACAAAGGGATTCGGTCATGCGTCAGAGGGTCAAACAATGATCTTCAGAAAGAAAGTGGAGAATGGCGAGATGACAGAGGAACAAGCACAAGCCATGATGGACGGAGTAACATTGAGACCACCAAGAATGAAGACTTGGAACTATCCAACACCACTAGCGAGGGATTGGAAAGACGCATCATACAATCCAACATGGAAAGAGAGCAGAGACAAATCGTTACCGAGAGAAGTCTTGAAGAACAATTATCATGGTGGGAAGTTGAACGTCAA